GCGGATCTTGCCGTGAACCTTGCTGAGATCTACCGCGAAGGCTTTCCAGCCGGCGTGGAACAATCCCTCGAGGACTTCCGTTCTCGAGCCAGTACAGCTCGCCTTGCTGGCGAGAAGTATCTGGAGCATCAGTTTGGTTGGGTTCCCCTCCTTGGGGCACTCACTCAAACTTACACGACCGCGATGAATGCTCGAGCTTTGCTCGATCAGTACATTCGCGATGCCGGAAGACCTATCCGGCGCAAGATGACATTCCCAACGACCGTTTCCGAGGAAGCGTGGGAGAGTACCGGCACCCTGAACACAGGTGTCGATATTCCTCCGACTGCCTTCAATTCGATGATGGTCAATGGGGTGAGTGGCGGAACCATGTACGAGACCTTGCGCAGTCAACAGACTGTCAAGTTCTCGGGCGCGTACTCGTACTTTCTTCCTGGTGGAAATGAGAATTTCCTCAGGAAGCTAGAACGTGCTGAACAGGAGTTTAATTACCTGTTCGGCGTCCGGATCACTCCGGAAGTACTGTGGAACCTGGCTCCATGGAGTTGGCTGTCTGACTGGAAAGCTAACCTTGGCGATAACATCGCCAATGCTAGCCACCTAGGGTCAGACGGTCTAGTGATGCGGTATGGGTACCTGATGTGTGAGACAATCACAGATCACACCTTTACCCTCGTTGGTCCCGTTTTCAAAAACGGGATCAGCGGGCCGTACACGATGCAATTCACGCGAGTGAGGAAGCAACGTGTCAGGGCCACACCTTTCGGGTTCGGCCTCAACCCTCAGGCATTCAGCCTGAAGCAGTGGTCGATCCTGGGTGCTCTTGGTATCACCAAGGGTCCCGAATCTCTCTGGTAGTAGAATAACCAGAGAGAGCATCGCCTCCCGCGCCAACAGGCGCGGGGGGTCCAACTCTGCAAGGACGACGCTTCATGTTCACCGACCCTCAGTCAGTTACGATCTCTGGCACTGCGAATTCGCTGCCACGGACCAACAATGGAGTTCGAAGCGGGGAGTTTTCCTCCGCCGATAACAACATTGTTTTCTCCGTTGCCCACACCGTGGGCAAGCGCAGCCGTCGCACCGCCAGGATCCAGCACCGGAAGGTTGCTCCTGACCCGCTGTTCCCGGCTCAGAACACCCCGTATTCGATGAGTTTTTACATCGTTGCGGATGTTCCGAACACCGGTTACACGGTTGCGGAGCAGAAGGCCGTCATCGACGGCTTCCTCGCCAACCTTCAGGCGACCTCTGGTGCCAACCTCACCAAGCTTCTTGGTGGGGAGAACTGACTCTGTCCCGAAGGTAAATGGGACAGTTTCCGTGCAGCGCGTACAGCTGGGGTGAATAACCCCAGCTGTGCGTTGCCACGGGAGAAGGTGAGCATCGAAGCAAGGATCCGCGCAGCTTCACATTGAGTGAGGCCACGGTGAAAAGCCCGATGCCGTTCCTGCAGTGTGTGCTCGATGATCTGAGCACACTGTGTTGCACTAGCACCATCCGCGATGGCAAAACCATCGCGGAGCGTTTCGAACACGAGGGGTGGTCGTTTCTAACGATCACCCTGTCGAACTTTGGCGCAGACTTCCAAAAAAGTCTGGACCAAGGATTCGTCGGTCACGACCAGTTCATGGGCTTTGCCCGAACTGGCGGTCTCCCGAGATTTCTCTCAGGTTTCCTTGACCATGTGTTCGATCGTGAGACAGGTGTGTTGCTCAACGATCCTTCTGTAGCGCACATCTATGCGATTCGTCAGCTAACGCTGATGTTCGCAAAGATAAACCTCCCTTGCACTCCTGCAAGAGAGGCCCGCGCTATCAGGAGTTACGTTGAGTGTGAGCAGGATGTACGCAGTTCGGACGCGCGCTTGGCTGAAAGACCAGAGATGGTCGCTCAGTTTCGTCGCATGTCTTCTCTGCTTTGGGGTGACGTTCTATCTTCCGTGGACCGCATGGTCTACGAAGAAGGTGGAACGGCCATCATCCCAAAGCATGGCCCAGGAGCCACAGCCGACCGACTCCGCGGAAACGCGAAGTGGGAACAAGCTGAATGGCCCCGGCGACTGGAACAAGTGTTCCCTCATGGGATCCATCTTGCTTCCAGCTGGAGGTATTTCCAAGACCTCAGCCATGTGTCCATCCTCGAACCTGGCGCTGAGCGACCCGTCAGGGTCATCACAGTGCCTAAGACGCTCAAGACTCCCCGGATCATTGCAGTCG